GGCGGTGGCGGACAAATTCACTTGTTCGCCGGATTCGTTTTCGAGGATAAGAGTGAAATACATGAGATACCTCCTTGTTTTTTCTGGTGGGGTGTGGTATAATTGGATATAACAATTTGGAGGCTGCTATGAGCGATAAATATAAATACCCCGCAATTTCTCCAAGCCAGCTAAGCGGACAACAAGCCATAACTGGCTTAAATGGAGAAAAATTATCTACACTTTCTGAGTATTGGAGCTGGGCACATTCTGATTTACTTGGAAACACCGAAAGAGGGATCTTTGCTGAGTATTTGGTTCGTCTCTCTCTTAAAATACAAGAGCCACGACAAGCATGGGGAAAATATGATCTCTTGTATAAAGACAAAATTCGTATTGAAGTAAAATCTTCTGCATATATTCAAACTTGGGCACAAGATAAATTATCGGCAATCAAGTTTAGCATCCAACCATCTTATGGGTGGAATTATGAAAACAGTTCCTATGAAAAAGAAAAAAAGCGTCAGGCGGATATTTACATTTTTTGTTTGCTTACTTGTCAGGAGCAAGCAAAAATTCAACCTACAGATGTATCACAATGGCGTTTTTTTGTTCTTCCAACGAAAAAATTGAATGCGTATAGTTTAACAGCAAAATCCATCTCATTGAATGCTCTAAAAAAGCTCCCTGTAATGGAATGTGATTTTGCACAATTAAAAAATACAGTAGACAGTATTGAACTATAACTACACATTCAACGCATTCCGTGTCAACCGATAAATCTCCAACCGTGACAGTGCCTTCGGCGATTGATTCGTCTGATTCACCGTTTTCCGGTTGTCGGTATTGTAATAATTGTTCACCGTTCCACCGGAACTGTCGGGCAGCATCGCTCCGGAAATCCCGTGCAAGCTGTAATTCAGATCAGAATCCATGGTCAGCTGCATGGCTTTCGCCACACCGCCCACTGCTTTTTCCACATACTTCTTGCTCTTGTCAATGCCCTCTGCCAGCCCTTTCATAAAGTCCGGCATCAAACTCTCGTAGTCTGTCAGCGGCCCTTTGTCCGGTACAGAGAAGTGCAGGAAATCCCGAATGGTATCGGCAACATTGGTGACACAGTCCGCCAACCAACCGATGGCACTCTGAATGCCGTCAATGATTCCCTGAATGATGTCCCGTCCCCAGTTCCAAGCATCGGAAGCCAGTCCCCTGATATATCCCACAGCGGCATCGAATCCATTCTGAATGGTGGACTGGATACCACTGATCTTATCAGAAACTGCAGAACGAATGTTGTCCCAGATGCTGGACACCGTAGAAGAAATGCTCTGCATCACGTTGGAAATGGTGCTCTTGATGCTGTTCCAGATGTTAGATACCACCGATTGGATGGCGTTCAGAACATTGGAAACCGCAGAACTGATCTGATTCCAGATAGACGATACCACAGAAAAAATGGCATTCATCACACTGGAAATCGTACCGGAGATGCTGTTCCAGATGGAAGAAACCACATTCCAGATTGCTGACAAAACAGAAGAAATGAAACCAGATACCGCATTCCAAACCGTAGTCACCACATCTTGAATTGCCGTTAAGACCGTGGAAATTGTAGTAGAAATGGCATTCCAGATGGTTTCAAATGTCGTTCGGATACCTTCTAAAATCGGCGTTAAAAATGCCACGATTGCATTCCAAATGGCACTGATCTTCTCCGAGATCCAGTCCATGACTCTGCCCACAATGATCTGAATGGCTTCAAAAATCGTCTGAAACAGATAGCCGAATGCCGTGATCAGCGGTTCTAAGGTGGTGTAAATGGCATTCCAAACGGTCGTAATGACGTTATAAATTGCCTGAAAAACCTTAGAAACCACGTTGTAAATGGCATTGAAAATCGTGCTGAAAAAGTTGTAGATTCCAGTCCAGATGGCAGTGAAGAAATCCCGGATCGCTGTAAATACGGTCGTTGCCACCGTCTGAATGGCAGTGACAATGGTGGTGAAGGTATTGGAAATGGATGTCCAGGTGTTGACGAAAAAGTCCCGGATTCCGGTAACGATTCCCGTGAAGAAGGAAGCAATGCTGTTCCAGGTATTCACAAAAAATGTTTTGATGGAAGTCCAGACTTCGTTCCAGCTTGTTCCGAACCATCCCAGCACCACATCTGCAATGCCTTTCAGGGTATTCATAATATTGCGGAACGTGTTGACAATGAAGTCCCAGATAGACGTAAAAATACCCTTGATTCCATTCCAGCACTGTTCCCAGTCGCCGGTAAATAGACCAATCAGCACATCAAGTGAATTTAAGAAAATATCTGCAAATCCAGAGAAAATATTGGAGATATTCTGAAAGACACCTTCAAAAATAGGAGCCAGCAGATTGCACAGTTCATCCCATGCTGCTTTCAGCACATCGGTGAAACTCTCAAAGTCGAATCCCAGAGCATTTAGCCGGTCAGTGATGCCCTGTGTCAATCCAGTAAAGGTGCTTTTGATTTGCTCCCAGATGGCGATGATATTGCTTTTGAATTCGTCATTGGTTTTCCAGAGATGCACAAAGGCAGCCACCAAAGTGGCAACAGCTGCGATAATGGCGAGCAGCGAACCAAGTGACACGCCCAACGCTCCGGTAATGGCTCCAATGCCACCTTGCACAGTAGAGAAAAGGGCAGGCAGTTTGGACACTGCGGAAAAGACCGTCCCCACACTGGAAATGGTCTTTCCCAGCACCACCAACATTGGACCCAGAGCAGCAGCCACCAGTGCAATTTTTGCAATGGTTTCTTTGGTCTGCGGGTCTAATTGATTCAGCTTGTCCACCAGTTCCTGAATGCGGGAAACCACAGAACGAATGGTGGGCATCAGAATATCAGAAAAGGAAATCGCCAACTCTTCCAGCTGGGACTTCAAGATGGTCACTTGTCCGGCAAGGTTATCCTGCATGACAGCCGCCATTTTTTCAGTCGTGCCATTGTAGCCGTCTACTGTATCTGAACAGGTATCAATGGCATTGGACAGTTTTTCAAAGTCCGCCGGGGAACCGTTGATGATTGCCAGCATACCGGACATTGCCTCTTTGCCAAACAGCGATGCGGCTGCCTGTGCCTGTTCTGCCTCAGAAAGACCGCCTAATTTCTGTCGGAGTTGTTCCATGAGTTCCCGCAGAGAATACATCTTGCCGGAACTATCTGTCAGAGAAATGCCGTACTGTTCCATGGCAGATGCTACCGTATCTGTTGGCTTTGCCAGATTGGTAATGGCGGAACGCAGTGCTGTACCAGCCTGTGAGGATTTGATACCGGCGTTTGCCATCAGTCCAATGGCGATGGCAGAGTCTTCGGCAGAATAGCCCAAAGAGCCCAGCACCGGAGCGGCATACTTGAAAGTTTCGCCCATCATGCTGACGTTGGTATTGGCATTGCTTGATGCGGCAGCCAGAATATCTGCAAAGTGTCCGCTGTCCGAAGCAGACAAACCAAAGGCAGTCAGAGCGTCTGTGACAATGTCCGAAGTAGATGCCAAGTCTTCCCCAGAAGCGGCGGCAAGATTCATAATACCTTCAATACCGCTGAGCATATCGTTGGTTTTCCAGCCTGCTATCGCCATATAGTTCATGGCTTCGGCAGCTTCACTCGCTGAAAATTTTGTTTTGCTGCCCATTTCACGAGCCTTTTCCCGGAGAGCATCTATCTCTGATCCGGTCGCACCGGACACCGCTGCCACCTTTGACATGGCGGAATCGAAATCCGCACCAGTTTTCACGGCAATGGTTCCCAGAGCTGTGACACCAGCGGTGACTGGCAGCAGCTTTTGTCCCACACCGGAAATTTTGTCCCCGGCGGACTGCAGCGTTTCACCCAGAACGCCCATCTTTTCCAAGGCGGTGTGAGAATTGTTTGCTTCTGTGGTCAGGCGTTTCAGTTCGTTTTCGGTTTCGATGATCTCACGCTGCAAAGCATCATACTGCTGCTGTGAAATCTCACCATTTGCAAGAGCCGTATTTGCCTGTTCTGCAGCGGTTTTCAGCACTTCCAGCTTTTCTTTGGTGGCAGACACCGCATCTGCCAGCAGTTTGTGCTTCTGGGATAAAAGTTCCGTGTTGGAAGGATCGAGCTTCAGCAGCTTCTGGACATCTTTCAGCTGCGTCTGCGTGCCCTTGATGTCCTTGTTGACACCTTCCAGTGCCTTGGACAGCTTGGTGGTATCGCCGCCGATCTCAACGGTGATGCCCTTGATTTTGTTTGCCATGCGGTTTCACCTCTCTATTATGGCATCTGAATAAGTTTAAGAATAAAAGTTATTTAATCGTGCTTGACAATTAAGGAATATTGCTGTATAATTAAAGTGTCGATATTCATTTGGAGGTTTTTGGATGAAAAAGGTGCTAAACGATACCGATTCAAACTTGGCATACAAGCTGTGTGTTGAATATGGGAAGTCGCAAGCAAAAGTTGCTGCATTTCTGGGTGTAGGACAAGCTACTATTTCCCGTATTATTCGTAGCCAGCTTCAGATGCAAAAAGAATTGGTTCAAGAAGAAAATACGCTTGTTTCACAAGCTGAAAGAGAGGAGGGATTGAAATGAAGCATACAAACCCCATTGCAGCTGAACTTTGTCGTCCGGCTGTTAACGAGAACGGTAGAAGGTATGGTGGTGCTGCTGCGATGAATCACAACATCAAAGAAGCAGGCGGAATCGATCATGTCATTGACACGATTCAGGAAAGCACCATCAAAGCTACAGCTGCTACGATCTTTTCTGATACGATTGCCAGCGAAAAAAGGGCAAAAATCAAAAAGATTGGATGAGTTTATCGGAATTCTCAACGAAAGAGTTCGTTTCACAACTGAAGCGAGCTCTTTTTGTTTAAAATGAGTCAAAATCAGCCTGCCCAGCGACCTCCGACCAGCCATCATATTCGTCGTTTTCCTTTTCGGTGAACATATCATTCACGACTCCGATCGTGAGCAGATCAAGCTCCGAGAGGGACAGCCCGATCTGCACACACCGTAGAAGGAAGAGGGGCGTTGTCATCGGTCGGTCAATCGGGCGATGTTTTTTTTAGACTTGACCTGTGTTTCTACGTTCAAACCCCAGAGATCGATCAGCTGCGGCAAAATCTCATAAATACTGAACGTGTTGAACTGTTCCAGCCATTCATCCGGAGAAGCCGGAACGGCTGGGTCAGCGTGTTTTGCCATGATATAGGCGATGTTCTCAAATACCTCAAGGCTTTCAATATCCAGTGCGGAGGATTCCTCTGTATTTTCTCCCACAGACTTTTGCAGTGCTGCAAAATCCTGATAAATATCTCTGCGAAATTTCAGACGATACAGTCTGGGGACTGCCGCACTTGCCTTAAACGGCACATCAATACCATCAATGGTGATGTTCTTCTGAATTGCCATACTGCCACCTCCTTACGCTTTCACAGATGCTGCGGATGCTTTACCACTCTGTACAGCGGCAGCCAGATTGGGCATATATACCGCCTTGTACCAGTTCTCATAAACCTCGGCATCCGTTTTCTCACAAGTTTTAGTTTTTACCAAACCACTGTTCAATGCCGTTGCGGTCAAAGACAGCGTTTCCGTTTTAACTTCCTTTTCGTCCTCGATGGTGCTGGATTCTGTTGCCGGACGAGAGGCAGAACAGCAGAACAGACAGTGACGAATTTTATTCTTATCGCCGCTGAATTCAAACAGCAAGGCAAACTGCGATACTTCTGCAGTATTGGTTTCCGTGAGAACGCCCTTTTCATCCAGTTTCTCACCGAGAATGTCTGTCGCAAATTCAAGCGGAACCAATGCGATTTCAAGATCTCCAGTGTAACCAGAGTTATTGTTGATCACATAGTACACCCCATCGTCAGCGTAAAAATTGGATGCTTCACCTTCTGCATCGATAGACAGCGACACTGCACCGGGAATGCGAACCGGCTTTGCAAAAGTCGGCACACCTTCTTCATCATAAGAGGTGATTTTTGCATAGTGAACTTTGTTCAGACCGAATTTTACCTTGTTTTTCTCCATTGCCATATAGATCAAACCTCCA